GTACTACCGTTGCTGATGCTCTTGCTCTTACCTCGTTTGTAAACTTGGTTGGAACAGCAGCAGCAAGCACTGGTGTAAAGCTGCCGATTGAGTGTCCGATTGGTCAGTGTGTTTATATTGCAAATAATGGAGCTAACAGCATAAAGGTTTATGCTCAAAGCTCTCAGACACTCAATACAAGCATTGCTGGCGCTACTGGAACCACAGTAACTACCGCACAAGCTCTTCAGTGTGTTCGCCAATCGGCAACAAACTGGATTGCTATGCTTCACACTAAGGCAACTTAGTTTTATGGGGAGGCTTGTTTAGCTCCCCACATTTTATTGGTGAGATATGACGATATATTCTGGCGCTCTTGTTACTACTACGCCAACGATCAATACAGCATCTAGCACTACAATTCTTGCAGCTAATCCAAACCGTAAACTATTGATTATTCAAAACAATTCAGCAGCTAACATTATGGTAGGACTAAATGGCGAAACCCTTACGGGAATCGTTCCATCAGCTACCAACAAAGGCTATGTGCTTCCGTCAACGGCTGGAGCAAATACGCTTGTGTTGAAGGATATGTCACTACCCTCTGGGGCTATAACGGCCTACCAGACCAGTGGCGCAGCTCTCAATACCGTAGTCGTTATAGAAGGCTAGTGCTATAAGTTACTTACGCATTATGCGTATTAACTTAGGAGAACTATGGCACAGATAGACTGGAATAACTTAATGAACGGGCAGCAGCAGCAGCGTAAGCGTTTTCATGGCGCTAATGTCCGTTTCTTTAATTCCTATAACGAGAACAAAGAAAAGAGTTTACAGGCTGGTCGGGCAATCTTTGACGAAATCCCATCTATTTCTATTCAGTACCCTGGTGGGGATGAAACAGTTCGTAAGATTGAGCCACAGGACGTTGCTGATTACCCAGAGCTTTATGCAGCTTTCAAAGCTGGTAGCGAAGCAGTAGTAAGCGGAACGCCTCTTGCCGAATGGACTTTAATGAATGGATCAACCTTGCGTGAGCTGCAACATCTTGGATTCAAGACCGTTGAGCAACTTGCTGATGCCCATGATGAGGTTAAGCGCAAACTTGGACCAACTGGCCGTTTTGTCAAAATGGCTAAGGATTGGCTGGAAGCTGCAAACTCTTCTCAATTCAACGTAGTTGCTCTTAAGCAGCAGCTTGAGCGTGAGCAGAAGAGAACGGCAAAGTTGGAAGAACAGGTAGAGTTGTTACTGCAACGAGTAGAAGGGAACGAAGGCATCGATCTTCGTCCACGTCGAAAGGAGGTGATCCGTTCTATCGAGGTTGAGGATGAGCTGCTTGAAGAAGGCAGCCAAGATGAGGTTCTTGAGGAAGAGGCCGCACCTAAACGCAGAGGCAGACCAAGGAAAGTATGAGTTTAGTCACCGCAGTTCAGAACGTAGCTAATGAGGCAGGCTATACCGTCGAGAGTGGCGTTACAGCTTCAACTGAAGTAACTACCAAGCAACTGCGGGTAATGGCTCAGCGCATAAACAGAGAGATTGCGGATGCGTTTCCGTGGCCTAAACTGTATGCGTCAGGTTCAATCACGTTGGTAGCAGGGCAGGCTAGTTATCAGCTCCCTGCTGCCTTTTCGTGGTACCACTATGAAACATTCTGGAACAGCTCTACTCGCTGGAGGATCTTGGGGCCAATGTCTCCTCAGGAGTATGCGGAAGTTCGTGGGTATGGTCTTAACACTACCGTCTACCAACGGTTTCAAGTTCGAGGATTAACCAACAGCGAGCTGTTAATCTCTCCTACTCCTTCAGCATCACAGAACGGCAATATCATTATCTTTGAGTATATTGCAGATCGCTGTGTACGTCCTGCAACGTGGGCAACTGGCACTGTTTATAGTGCTGGAGCTTATACGTTCTACAACGGCAATTACTATCAAACTACACTTGGTGGAACTTCTGGAGCTACTGTTCCAACGCATACCAGTGGATCGGTTTCTGATGGTGGTGTTACTTGGACTTACTACAGTGGAGCGTATAGCGATTTCTTAGCTGACAGTGACGAAACTGTATTTAATCAGAAAACACTTGAGCAAGGTATGCTTGAACGTTTTGCTGAGATTCATGGGCTTGATGCAGTTCAGCCAAGATTTGTAACTCAGATGAACGAAGATTATTCTAGGCAGCAAGTAAGTAAGATTATTTATGCTGGAGGCCATACTCGTGCAGAGTTGTTTGCAAGAGCTGGGACAGCAGTATTTGGGACTTGGACATAATTATGGCAACGCAACCACCTCCACCTCCAGCTAAGGGAATGACGCCACAGCAGTATTATGCAGCCCTTCAGCAACAGGGATTGTCGCCATACCAGGCTTATACAGCCGTTCAAGCTAATTATGGCAACCCACAAGACTATGTGAATAGAGAGAACGCAAAGCAAGAACAGGCTTCTGCGATTGGGCAAACCCTTGGATCTGTTGGTGGATTGGTGGTCGGGCAAGAAGCAATTCGAGGGTTCCCGAATGTAGCAGGATTGTTCAGCACTGCTCCTGCGGCAACAACAGCGACAACGGCAACAACGGCTGGAACTACAGGAGCTACGGTAGCTACCCCACAGCTTGTAGGAGCAAAGGTTGTAGGTGGTCAAACAGCAGGAGCTTCTACACTTGGTTCAGTAGGTAGCGTTGCTGGTCCAGTCGCCGCAATAGCAGCCGGACTTTCCGAAACGTGGGAAAGTGGCATGAAGGATATTATTCGTGGCAGAGGAACTCGTGAAGATTATACAAATATGGGCGTAAATGCCATTGCTGGCGTTGGTCCTAATCTTGCTCTTCGACAATTTGGTAAACGATCTGTTGGCAAAATGATGACCACTGGCAAGTCAGATGCTCAATTACAGCGTGATGATTTCCGTGGACTTCTCAAAGAAACAGGCGTTGCCGACAAGAGTTATCATGTAACCCTAGCAGATGGTTCCAAGTTCAATATCGGACTTGATGGCAAAACTCGTTATAAGAACGTAGGCGAGAACATTGACGGCAAGAAAGAGCGTCAAGCGTGGGACGTAGATTTTAGTAACCCTCTAGCAAAATATGCTACCGACCAAATCGATCCAATGATTCGCAGCATTTATGGACCTGATGCTGAGAAGGCAGGAGTTAAACCAGAGCAGTATACTGGAATGTTTGTTAATGCAGTTACCTCTAACGCTAAGTCAGAACAAGACGTAAAGAACAACATTCAAGCAATGCTTGGTAAGTCTACGTTTGCTCAAAAGGCTGGCATGGGAACACCTTCAATTAAGCCAGCAGTGCCAGCCAAGGGACAAGTAGTAAGGGTGTCCCCTGGTATGTATATGAATGACAAAGGCCATGTAGGGCCATCAAAAACTTTAGGGCAAGCACTAAAAGCAAATTACGGCAAAACAAAGTAGGATCGTTATGGCAAAGCAACAATCAAGATTGGTAGGGGCATTAGCAAAAGTTCCAACAGGTAAGTTGCCAGGGCGTGTATATGCTGGTGGAACTCCTTACTTTGATGAACGTACAGGTAAAAGAACTGTCCCTCCTCAATCGCCTCAAATGGGACCACCATTGACGCAAGCTCCACAGATGCAGCGTGTTTCGCCTGGTGTGTATCGCAATCCACAAGGCCAGTTGATTCAACAGCAACAGCAACCGCAACGTGCTCCTGGAACTGATCAAAGATATATTCTTGATGCTGTTAGTGGGGCAGGGAACGCTCTTAACAATGTGTTTGGACCTAAAGGCCAAGCTCCATTGAATATGCAAAAGCCTTTTATGAATCAACAGCCTCCAGCCCAGCAAGCTCCTGGGAGGATGGCTTCACAGCAACAAAAATTGGACCTAAGCCAGATATCCAATATGTCTGGCGAAGAAATTCAACAGTACATAAGCCAGTTGCAGCAAGCACAACAAGCACAGCAAATGCAGCCAGCTCCGCAATTTAACCCGTCTATGTATCAAGGTCGACAAGGGGCTTAATGTCATACCAAGGCTATACAATGCCACCTCCCTCTGGAGGGCTGGATCTTGTAACTCCAATAGACAATATGGAGCCACAAACGGCATTGGAATTAACCAACATCTTTCCTGGTGCTGGCGCTCCTACTGTACGCCTTGGATACACTACGTTTACAACTGGTGGCGCAACTATCCCAACTACTCCAATTCGCTTCATGCACGAGTACCCATTGAAAGGTGGGACAGCACAACTAATTGCTGGAACTGATGCAAAGTTGTATTCCATCTCTTCGCTTGGCGTAGTTACTGACATAACTCGTGCGGCTGGGGCTTACAGCGCAGGGAGCTGGAACAAAGAGCTATTTGCAGGGAATATATATCTTTGTAATGGAACAGATGCTCCGCAGGTATACACAGGAACAGGCGTAGCTATTGACATATACGCTTCGGGCGTAACTGGCGGTCTTGGAACTTTAGCGCAAGTAGCTTCTTATAGAGAGCGATTATACTTTGCTCAGAAAAACACTTGTCTAATGTGGTACCGCACTGGCGCTGCAAGCATTAGAGATACTTTTGCAACTGGACCTGCGGTTGGACTTGGATCATATGACTTTAGTTACATCTTTCGTCGTGGTGGCTTTCTTTCATTTATTGGGTCTTACACAAATACAAAAGGCGTAAGCACTCAAGACTTGTTCATGGCAGTTTCATCAGAAGGCGAAGTTGTTCTTTATTCTGGAGCTTCTCCAGATGACACAGCTTGGACATTGGTAGCTCACTTTATCATTGGCAAGCCGCTTGGACGTAAGGCGTTTGTAAGAGTAAACCAAGATGTATGGATTATTACGCAGCAAGGAATTATTCCTGTATCTGCGCTCTTTGAAACAGACCCAGAGCAAGCACTGAATATAGTTAGTTTGAGAGTTAATCCACTTATAACTCAATACGCTACTCAAGCGTCCTCAGAAGAACTATGGGGTGGATTCTTTTGGCCGCAAGGAAGAAGAGTTTATATTACCCTTCCTGATAGTCCTTCTACTGCTACATTGTTGGTTTATTCGCTTGATACAAAAGCATGGTCGCAGTTTGTGCTTTTTAGCGGAGAACACGCAGTAGCATCGTGTAAGTATCTTAACCTTCCGTTTTATGGCTCAAACACTGGAGCTATATACCAAGGAGAGACAGGATATGCTGATGCAGTTACGTCAACCACATCTCAGTCTATAACCTTCTCTTGTCGTACGGCCTTTTCGTTCTATGGCGCTAGAGGTAATTACAAAGCGTTTAAGGACATTCGACCGCTACTTAAAGGCAAACGTGGCGTAACTCTTAACCTTGGACTTGATACTGATTTCAAACGTCAGGCGGTTCTTACTCAAGTAACTACTCCGGCCTCAACCTTTACTGCATGGGGTGCTAGGTGGGGAAGTGATGGCGTAGCACGAACAGCGTTTATTTACCCTGGGGATGTTCCTCCGGTAGCGCCATCCCCTGCAACAATTACAGTGCCAGTATATTTTCAACCATGGTCAGCAGACGTTGAATATATTTACGATAGGTATGCGATAGCAGGGCAAGGACATTCTGCGGCTATCAGAGTTGGCGGAAGCGTTAAAAACTCCTCGTTACAGTTTTTAGGATTTGAAATAAGATACGACTTGGGTGGACAGGTATAGTTATGGCAACGAAAAGAAAAACCGCATTATCCAAAAGCCCTACGACTAAGCCAGCAGCGAAGCCAGCTCCTTCTGGTGCTAGTAAATGGGTTCGCACTGGGCCAGGTCAGTATAAAGACCAGTATGGCAATGTAAAGAAAGGCCAAGCAAAAGCACCAACAGCTAATAAAGCTCCTGGCGCAAAGCCTGGCGCTACCCCTGGTACTGCAAAGCCACAACCAACAGATGCAGAACGATTCGCCAGATTGAGTCCTGAGCAGCAGGGCAATGAGATGGCTGACGTTTCTGGTCAATTTGGAAGAGATATTTTGGGTAGAGCTGGTCAGTTTGACCCAAACAATCCTTGGGCGAACGTACAGCAACAAGGGTTTTCTGACCAAATGGAAGCAGCTCGCCAAAACACTATGGCGCAGTTTGAGCGTTCGATGGGGCCAGAGTTTCAGCGACAAGATGCTGAGTTTAATCAACGGATGGCAGAGCAAGGAATAGATCCTAATAGCGGAGCATATCAAGCTCAGTATAAAGCTATGAAGGATGCTCAGAACAACGCTCGTCTTAATGCTCAATCACAAGCCTTCCAGCTTGGTTCTCAATACCAGAAGCAAGGCTATGAACAGCTTATGGAAGGTCAGAAACTTCCATTTGAGCAGTACGCTGCTACTGAAAAGATGTGGACGCTGCCATACACAGCATCCGTAGAGGCTACACAAGCTGAAAAAACTCGCCAAGCTCAACTACAGCAAGCTCGTATTGGTGCTGGTGCTAGTGTTGCTGGTGCTCGCATCGGTGCTGAATCTGCTCAAAACATAGCGGCTATGCATGGTATGCAAAATTATCAGACACAGCAGCAGCCTAGTTTTGGAAGCTCACTTGCTCAAGGGTTTGGACAAGCACTTCCATGGGTAGCAATGAACTACGCTAAAGGATCTTAATTATGGCAACCAATCCTATTCTTGCAGCACTCGCTGGAGTCAATACGAATGCCCTAGAAACTCCATACGGATTGGGATTGCAGGGCTTAGCTGTAGCAGCTCCAAAGATGTTTAACCCATATGCAAGTACTGGGCAGTCACTTGGTGTAGCTCTTGGGACTGGATTAACCAGTGCGCTACTTGCTTATCAAGCTAGGAAACAGGCAGATGAAGAGAATATGGCTATGCAGCCTCTTATCCTGCAAGCACTGTCTGCTAAGAATCCAGAGGATGTGTTGAAGGTTACCTCTGCTCCAGGTGGAGGAAAGCTAAGAGATTTTGCTCTTCAAACGTATTTAAGCAAACTAGAGAAGCAGCAAGCTCAAGAAGCAACAGCAGAGGAGCGCAAAGCGGATCTCGCAAAAGCTCTTCTTGGAAGCCCGTACCTTAATAAACAAGAGGCTTTAAGTCTTGCTGGAATTAGCCCTGAAGTAACTCCATTACCAACTACAGAGCTTGGAGCTACGGCGGCTACAAAACTAGAAACCCCACAGGTATCTTCTCCAACTGAAAGACCAATTATAAATTATGTTTCCCCAGAGGAGAGGGCAAGTTTATCTCCTTATGAGCTAAAGCAAAGAGAAGCTGAAGTGTCAGATCAAAAGTATAGAGCAGAGCAGTGGGACAAGGCGGAAGAAAGAAAATCAGCTAAAACAAAATCCGATGAAGAGTTTAAGGCTGGGCAGCAAGAGAAGACAGATACAAAAATAATTGCCCTACGAAAAGATATTGATAGTGACCCAATTACAAAGGCATATCTTGAATCAAGAGCGGCATTAAAGTCTGCTCGCTCTCTTGCTCAAAGAGATTCTAAAATCTCAACAATAGCATTAAAGAAAATCGCAGAAAGAGGATTTAACCCAGGGAATCAAGTTACAATGCAGGAGTTGGCTGCATATCAATCAGTAATGCCAATACTTGATAAGTATAGAACTTGGATTACTTCTACAGCAACGGGGTCATCAGACCTTACTCCAGAAGCAAGGCAAGAACTTGTGGACGCTGTAAATATCGTAGTTGATAATCTTGGCAATGCGTATAATGAAAAAGCTAAAAATCAATTTGATTATGCAGCAAGCAAAGGATGGACTAGCAACTTAAAAGATATAGCTCCAGTCGATCTTCATGTCCCTCGTTCTGAAGCAATTAAGGGCGTTCAAGCCATTCAACAGCGACTTGAAAGGAATAAGGAGCTTACTGCTTCTGGCAAGCCAGGAATGTCAGCGGCAACTAAATCCGCAATCGAAGCTGAGTATGCTCGTCTTAAAGGACAATTATAATGGCAACGCTAGAAGAACTCTTGGCACAAGCTGATAGTGAGTTAGGGCCAACTACATCCGTTACGCCAGCTCCAGTTGCCACTCCAACTTCTACGTCAGCAATGCCCTCAATGCTTGGCAGTTACTTAACAGGAGCAAAGCAAGGAGTTTTTGATTTACCAGCTAACATATTTGGAATGGTAAAGGATATTGGAGGACTTGCTAGTGAAGCATTCGCTCCAAGTGCAACTAATCAAATTAAAAGAGAGATCGAAAGACAGCAGCTTGGATTAAGTCCTTTGCAATATGCGCTAATGAAAGTTGAGCGTGGCGCTGAAACTGTTGGCCGTGGAGCTAGTCAAATAGCTGGAGCAGGAGCAGGAGCGATTGGAGGGCCAGTAGGAAGCGCAGTTGGAGCTGGACTTGGTGACGTTGCTTTCACGACTTTAGTTGATGCGCTTACTGGCAAAGCTCCAACTTCATTAGAAGAAAAAGCATATCAAGCTGGCTATGGAACTGGAGGAGCAGCAGGAGGAGAGTTCGCTGCTCGAAGGCTTCCAGGTGCTATTGAAGCATCTCAAAAAGGGACAAAAGCACTAGAAAGAAAAGTTACAGAAGCCGTTGGCCCACAGACCTATGAAGGTGCATTAGCAGAGCTTGGTAAGCAAGAAGCGATTAAGCAAGCGTATCCTGAATCTATACTTGCTCAACGCATAAAGGAGATGAAGAAAACTCCTATACAAGTTCAGACAAGCGCAGAGCTATATCCAACTGGCCCTGGAGCAATGATTGAAAAGGCTATTGCTGGGCAAGCAGAGTTTCAACTTCCATATGGCAAGCTTCGTTCTTCAGCAGAAGAAGTAGGATCAAAGAAGTTATTAGAGTCCATGCTGCCAAGCAAAGCAGTGCTTGAAGCTCCAGAAACTCTTGGGGCTTATGAGCTTGGAGAGGTTAAACGTGAAGCACTTGTTAAAGGTGACCAAAATTTACAGGCAACAATAGAAAGCCTGTACGCTCCTATTGATAAGAAATATAGCGTTACAAAATGGGGACCAGCTAAGTCTAATATCACCAAAGCTATAGAAACTTATGCAGGTGGGGACAAATACGTTACTGGAGATTTCAGAACTTTAATCGAGGATATTAGAAGCAAGAAAGAGTTTACTGTTGGTAATATGCAAGTGCTTCGCTCAAAGGCACTTTCTTTTGAGCGTGGATTCAAAGATGTTGGTGATAGAGGTCTTGCAAAGGTAGCAAATACTGTCGCAGAGCAACTACGAAACATGATTGAAAAAACTCCAACAGGAGCGAAGGATTGGAAAGCGGCTAATGCAGCAGCCGCTCCGCTATTAAAACTTCGCAATGAAGGACCGCTTGGTGGTGTTTTACTTGAAAGAAACCTTACAAGCGAAAAGCTGCTTAACAAGGTAGCGGCTTCTAAATCGTCTGTTAAACAATATAAAGAGCTAATCCAAGACGATCCATCTGGTGTTGCGGCATTGCAAACATACTTTGTTAATGAGCTAATTGCACAAACTCCTGCGGCTAGAGCTGCTTACATTAAGCAAAAGAAAGGAGCATTACAGGAAGCATTTGGTGGCGACTTTGAAACTTTGGATGCGCTACAACAGCAACAAAAGCGATATGCTCAACTTGCAAGGTTAAGCACTCCTCTTCGTGGATCTCAAACTGCTCCACTTGCTGAATTGTCCCCTAAGATTGGGGCACTCGTTTCTAATAAAGCTCCTCAATCTCCTGGGCAATTAACAGCGACAGGGGTAGCAAAAGGACTAATTGGAGCATTAGTTGGTCATACTATTTTACCAGGCGGAGTAGGCGAGCTTCTAGGCTATCAAGCAGCCCAAAAACTAGGATCTCCCTTTGAGCGGTCATCTAGACTACAGAAACAAGCTCTTTACGATATTGCCACTAACCCAGAGAAAGCTATCAAAGCTCAACAATTAGCAAGAGCGTTAGAAGGCAAGGAAGCTCCTGCTTTTACCTCTCCTGTTGCTACTTCTCAGTTGCAGCAAGCACTAACTGGAGCAACTGGAATGGGAGCCCTTTCTCTTCCTAGAACTGAATCTGTTTATAATCCTTACCAAAAGGAAGAACTTTTACTGCAAGATGTGGAGAGATTACTAAAAGAAACTTCTCCTAGTAATTCTCCAGAAGAGGTAGGTGCTCCTGTTAAGCAAAACATTAGCGCATTAATTGCAAAGCAACCGCCAATTATTCAAGCGATTATTGACACTGAATCGAGCGGAAACCCAAACGCCAGAAGCGAGGTTGGAGCAGTTGGGTTGATGCAGCTAATGCCGGGTACTGCAAGAGATTTAGGGGTGGACCCATTAGACCCAGTAAAAAACATTGAAGGTGGTACACGATATTACAATCAAATGCGAAAGAAGTTTCCTGATATGAAAACAGCTATCGCAAGTTATAATTGGGGTCCAGGCAATATGGCGAAAGCCGTTGCAAAGGTTGAGGCAAAAGGACTGAAGCCAACTTGGCAAAACATAAAGAAATATAATTCTGTACCTACTGAAACTAAAGAGTACGTCAATCGAGTAATTACAAAGCTAAATCAATTAGAGGCATAATATGGCTTGGAGCGGAGGAACTTACCGGAAAGGTAACTACAGCACGAACGGATGGACTGGCGATGCCTCTCTAGGTATCGGCATTGAGGCTGGTCGTCACGACACGCAGGACGACGATTTCCAAGGTGGCATTAATCAATGCTTAAACAAGGATGGTTCAAACGCTGCTACTAGCAACCTCAACATTGGTAGCAACCGATTAACCAACGTCGCTGCTGCTACTGCTCGTACTGACGCTGCTCAAGTTGGGCAAGTACAAGACGGAGATTATATCTGGCTTGGCACTACCGCTGGTACTGCTATCGCTCAGACTGCATCTGCTACTCCTGCGATTACAGCATATAAAGCTGGTCAGAAGTTTAGGATGAAAATTGGCGCAGGCTTGGGTTCTACTGGGTCTTCTCCAACATTGCATACTTTGTCTGTTAATGGACTAGCGGCAATAACTATTCAATCACAATGGGTAGCTTCTCCAACCATAGGAACGTGGGTTCCTGGCGTAATAATGGAAGTTGTTTATGACGGAACGTATTTTCAGATATTAAACGATACTAGCGGATGGTTAAGCCATTCTATTACAATTACACCCGGAGCTGGAACGGCTACTGGAGTTACTATTACAAATAATTTTTTTAAGAAAACCGGACAAATTGTTACGATTGATTATACAGGATATTATACAGCATCAGCAGCAACCAACTTTTCTCAATTTTCATTGCCCGTTAGACCTAATGAAATATTCTCTTCTATGGTTGGAACATACTTTTCAAACGCAACCACTCAAGTTGCCTTTGCTCAGACAGCAAGTCCTAGATCAGTGAACCGTGTTAATTTATCAACTTATAACAGCGCAAATCTTACGGCTGGCACTGTGTATTTTTGTGTTGGCGGGTCTTATAAATCGGAATAATTTATGAAATGGCAAAACACACTACATCCACAAATTACCGAAGACATTGCAACGGATGCTATTATTTTTGAAAGCATAAGATGCTGGCGCAATCGAGAACTTGCTGCTTGTGACTGGACACAACTACCCGACGTAGACCTAGCCAACAAATGGGATTGGGCAGTCTATCGCCAAGCATTGCGTGATATGATGGCGCAGAACGAAGACCCGAAACTGATTGTATTCCCAACTCCGCCTGTATGAAGCTCAAGCTAGTACGAGTATCAGAATACAAGGACGCTACTCTTGGCGTGTTGTGTCTCGATGCTCGTCCTATGTTTGTTACGCTTGAAGACCGTTGGTTTGATAATGAGCGACTTATCAGTTGTATTCCTGCTGGTAAGTACAAAATCCGTCT